TCTCGATCTCGCAATATCACCTTGCAAAGCAAAGCGAAAGCCAGATTGGGCGTTCACCCCAGAACACTTCCGTGAGTTCTTTGGGATGACGGAAGACTTGTTTCGGGTATGCGGCTTTCGGCTGAACCCAGAAGCAGTTCGTGATCGGCTAAATAAGAGACTAACAAAACTGGATAAAATACATGCCTCGCAAGGAAATAAACGAAATACTAGTAGAGCTAGCCGCCATTAACGGAAAATTGGACGGTATTGTCGATCTCATCAAGAGGCATGACGACCATCTTTCTGGTCACGATGCTAGGCTTCGTCACGTAGAGAAGAATATGAATGTTGCGTTTGGTTGGGCTGGTGCGATTGGGTTTTGTGCTTCTGTTGTGGGTACTTGGTTGTGGGAAAAGCTTGGAGTCAAATAACATCGGTTGCGTCTAGACAAAAGTATGTCAAAATCAGCTATGGGCGCCGCAACGATCCTAGCCTGTCTCATTCTTTCTGGTTGCACCACAGTTTCTAGTAAAGGATTGCCTAATTTTTCAACTACTGAGGCAAGGTTGGATGCCGCCTCAGCCGTAGCCAACCCCGAGGCCAAGAAGCACATAGAGGCCGCTAGAGAGCAATTAAAAGCCGCTAAAGAGGCTTGCTATGCCAATACCGAGTCTTTGGAGCGGGCGATTAAGGAAAAGAACGAAGCTGTTAAGGACGCAGTTGTTTGGAAGGAAAAACAAAGGAAGGCTTTAAAGGAACTTTGGATCTACCGAGGTGCCATCATTGCCTTAGTACTTTGGGTTTTCCGTGGGTTTCTTTTTAGTGGAGCCATGGTAATTGCTCGCAAATTTGTGGGGATACCTTGGTGATCCATTGGCTCCGTAGCAACTTTCAAGGGCTTCTGGCTCTTGGTGTCGCTATCATCGTATTTTTCTTTCTAGGCCCAATCCTTCAAGGTTTTGACACAACCGCTGGGGTCGTTGATTTGGGCTCACTCCACGTCCTTGCATTTGGAGCTGTACGATTCCTTTTTTGCACGTTCTTAAGTTGGTCTGTATTACAGATGGATTGGAAGATCCTTGATCGTTACGTCGACAGAGGAGTGCTTAAGGATGACTGGAAAGAAGCCTGCCCAAAAACAAGGCTGACAATCTTTTCGTTTGTTTTTGGGATCCTCTTGATCGCAGCAATTATTTCATGCAAGTGATCTATGTTGCGCTTTTTATTGCGTTTCTTTCCGACTCTTTGGCTAGCCCAGGAGTTGAGGCGTCGCGGGTTCTCGTCATTGAACAAGCCCGCAAAAGTATCGGCATTCGGGAGAAATCGGGACGCAACGACGGGCCCGTGGTGGACGAAATCCTCGCATCCGTAAACCTTGAAGGCACCAAAGCGCCATGGTGCGCCGCATTCATCGTTTGGGTCGGCGACAAGGCATTCGGTTCAACGCTACTCAATCCCTACCCTCGATCGGCTTGGAGCCCGACATTTCTTACGAAGCCAACCTGGGATAGACAGAGGAAGGGAACCCCACTCAAGGCCGCCGACGTCTTTGGGATCTGGTTTCACTCGATGGGTCGCGTGGCGCACGTTGGCTTTGTGGAGAAAAACGAAGGGGATTGGCTCGTGACGATTGAGGGCAATACAAATGGTGGTGGGAGCCGGGACGGGGATGGCGTTTACAGAAGGAGAAGGTTGTCGACAAATGTCCTCGGCAGGGGGTGGCTATGAGCCTTCGGATTGGGGCAATCGGCGTTCAGAAGGTAGCCGCAAAGCTTCTCGAACAAGGCTTTCTTGTCAGTACTCCCATAATCGACGATGGGTACGATCTAATTACTGACTGGAAAGGGAAGCTGTGCCGAGTTCAGGTTAAAAGCACAATGGGTGCCTCAGATTCAAAGGCTCGCAATAAGTTAAAGTTTTTGGCCGTTCGTGGCGCAGGGTACGGATATGGTGCCTACCTAAAGATAAATAAAGAGAAAATAAGATATAAAGCAAACGTATGCGACGCGTTTGTGTTTTACCATATTCCGCAAGACGCTGTCTTTGCCGTCCCCAGTAACAAGCTCCCAAAAACTAAATCGATTTACTTCTCACCCAATTCCTCTTGGAGAGACAACTGGGCTGTCTTGCGAAATTTTAGGAAAGGCTAGAATTTGTTTATGGCCAACGAATCTGATTTAACCCTATTTGATGGTCAGTATAATTGGACTAGGGGGATGGATTCGTCGTTAGCCCCTCAAATAGCCGACCCAGAGTCCGTAAGACTTGGGATTAATGTGACTTTTCGCGGCGGGCGCGCAAAGACTAGACCTGGTTTCCAGCAAATCTTTTTGACCGACGACCCCGACTACCCCGGCAGTCTTGCCCTCTATTCTACTGGCCGGGATGCCCAAAATGCAAAATCTGGTAACTATTTCCAAGGGGCTTTCTTTTACGTCAACAAAACAGATCCCAACAAATCGTGCTTAATTGTTTGCTCGGGAGGATATGTATTTAGAATACGCCCAGTTGAGGGGTATGTAGCTCGGTTACCAGTTTCAGAGTACTCGGTTATCGATAACGCAGGAACATTTCGTTGGGACTCCACTAGAAGGGTTTACTACTGCCAAGCCGAAAAATACTTAGTCATTCAAAATGGGATTGATAAACCCCTAATCTATGACGGAGAGGTTCTTCATCAGGTTGGCGTAGGTGCAATTGATACTATTGGGAATATCTCATCTGTGCCCGTAGGGACTTTTATGACTTATGGGCAGGGAAGGCTTTTTGTAGTTAACCCCGAAAAAGATAGTTTTACGGCGGGTGATATTGTTTACGGTGGGTCGACAAATCAAGTTGCAATAAACTTCTCAAATGCTGGTACCACGGCAACTCTACAAACAGTAACAGATCACGGCTTTGCAGATAGTGCTGTTGTTGCGATCTCCGGGCACAGCTCTTCCCCAGACATTAATGGCACCTGGCGTATAACCCGTCTAACTACTAATACGTTTTCTATACCCGTTGGGCTTTCAACTAAGGGTGCGGGAGGGTTTGTTTCGGTTGCGCTTACGGGCAGAGATTCAGATCTACTTAGGTTTACAGAGACAACGTATTTAAATGAAGGGGGGAGTTTCCAAATCCCATCCCAAATGGGAAGCATTCGTGGGATGATCTTTCAACCAATCTCCGACACAGCTACTGGACAAGGCGACCTTTTGGTATTCGGAGAAAAGGGAGCGGTTTCTTTTGCCGTTGCAAATCCTAGAGATGACTGGAAAAACCTTTCTGGTTTTACGCGAGTCGCTCTTGACAATATTGGCCTTGTTGCAGATCGAACTCTTGTAACGATTAACAACGATGTCTTCTTTAGGAGTATTGACGGCCTTAGAAGCTATCGGCATGCAAGAGCTCAAATTGAAGGTTATAATACAACTCCGCTCAGTTCAGAAATGGACTCGGTTATGGATTATGATACTGAAGGTCTTCTTGGAGAAAGTTCGGCTGTCTATTTCGACAATCGACTTTTGTTTACAGTAAGCCCACGCGAAAACTACGAGAACATTCAGAACGAGCCAATTAAGCTACGACCCATCTCACATCGTGGTCTAGGGGTATTAGATTTTAACTCAATGGGAAGCTCTGGAAATAAGCGACCCGCTATCTTCGATGGTGTGTGGACAGGTGTTGACACCCTTCAACTTGTGACTGGGGTCACCCGAAGACTCCCAAGATGTTTCGTGTTTGCCTACGACACCGATTCAAATAGCAACTTGCTATGGGAAAACTATCCCTGGGCTCTATTTGATTTCCCACTCGGAGCCTCCAGCAGAAAGATTCCATGCGCAATTGAGACAAGGTCTTTTGATTTCAAGACTCCCTTCAATCTTAAGAAACTCACTCGAGGCGATCTTTGGATTGCCGAGCTTTCGGGGGATACCTTAGTTAATGCCTATTGGAGACCCGACGAAAACCCTTGCTGGTTTAACTGGCATACCTTCAATACGTGCGCCGAAACTGAGACTTGCCTAACTGGGATTGCCAACACTTTTGCCGTTGATGGTATAAGTGCCGTTACTTTTTCTGGTCGTACTCAAGAGTTGGCTACAACCTGGAAGATATCGTTTACCGATCCTTCTACTCAATTCTATATAAGACTTGGGAACACAAGAGCGACATTTAGAGATTTCAACACAACTTTACAAACTTGGTCTACTACGACAGCCAGCACTATGCAGCAGGCTCTAAACACAGCTTTGTTGACAGCCAACCCCGGCACTACTGATCTCGACGCAAACTCTGCGATAACTTGTTCGGTAACCAGAGATAATAACGATTTTACAATCGTTTTTTCGATCCCAGTAGAAGCCCCTATCGCACTTTCAGCTCCCTCAACTTGTGGCGTTTATCTGCCAGCCAATGTCCGGGATCAATACCGATCACAAATTCGCCTACCTACCCCATCCAATGAATGTGTAACCGCAAACAATACTTTAGCCAAAGTAGGCCACACCTTTCAATTCCGCTTTGAGTGGGAAGGGCAATTTGCACTTTCTAAGATTATGTTTACCGCTTCGAGGCTTATCGAACAAGTTGGAGGATCTTGCCCATGAGTGAAGAATGCCGAACACTTGAATGCGGCTGTTACCAAGGAGTCTACTCAGAGATTGTATACGGTGTAGTAGAAGTTCGTGATTATCTGGCAGACGAGACCTCGGCAGAGTTTGTAATTGAGAACCCTGCTGAGTCAGGGTTTCAAACTATCGACGGGGAATACTTGGAGTTAAATTAAATGCCAATTCGTATTAGCGATCTTCTGGAAGACACGAGTCCTTCGACTAGTTCTTATTTGCCCGTTGTGGTGAATGGTATTACAAGAAAAACGTTCCTCACTAATGCGCTATCCCTTGTGACTGGCGGGACAGTTACTTCAATAACTGCTGGAGCCAATATGGCGGTCAGCAGCGTAGGCTCCCCAACTCAAAACATTACTGTCTCTTTTTCCCTTCCAGGGATGGTTGTTCCTTTTGCAGGAGCAGATTCAAAAGTCCCAACTGGTTGGCTTTTCTGTAACGGGCAAGCTGTTTTACGATCTGGAATTTCGGGTTATCCCAGTTTGTTTGCGGTAATTGGAACGACATACGGCAATGGGGACGGCACAACGACATTCAATGTTCCAGACCTACGTGGTCGAATGGCCGCTAACGCTTATGGGGGAGGGGCAATTGGGACATCTGGTGGCTTGGAAAATGTACTTTTGACTAGTTCCCAGGCTGGTATAAAGGGGCACGTTCACGGCTATACTGGAAATTTCTGCGTTGACGGGCCGAATTCTGGGCAATGCTGTAGCGACGGAAAACGAAGTCAGATATCAATTGGTTGCGGCGTATGGACTTCTAATGGTTGCTCTCAAAATGTTTCTGATTCCGGTAATATCCCAACGTTTGCTGGAGCAGACGCAGCATCCGCACACAACAATATGCCTCCCGGAATCGTGTTAAACTATCTAATCAAAACCTAATCTATGGCAATCTTTAAAATATCATCTCTCACAAACACGAATACTCCCACAATTGATTCGGTTATACCTTGCGTCCAGAACGGCGTGACCAAACAAATATCCATTTTACAAATAAAAAACTATTTGAACGACGGAACTTTGCGGGAACTATCTGCTGGTAACGGGCTTCGTTGCTCTCCAAACCCAATCACAGCAACGGGTAGTGTATCTTTCTATTCCCCAGGCTTGATGAGTCTTTATGCTGGTTCATCTGATCCAACAGGATGGATGCTTTGCAATGGAAGATCTTTGGTTGTCGCTGACAACCTAGACCTTTGGACCAAGATCGGTTATAGGTATGGCGGTAGCGGGTTAAACTTCAACATTCCAAATATGGCTGGAAAAGCTGTCTTTGGGCTAGACGATATGGGCTCAACGGCTTCTGGTAGAATTACGGATTCTGGCTCGACCACTCTTGGTAATTCTTCTGGCTCTGCAACTCATGCCTTAACTGATGCTCAAACCCCATTGGTTAGCCATAATCACGGTACTCATTACAGCACCTTTTATCGTCAATACGGCGTGTCATACCAAGG